ACTGTTACTGGTTCTACTGGTACTGTTACAGTTTCCTCTATTGCTCGCGGCGGCGCTGCTTCTGATATATCTGCATACACAACTGCACAGTCTGCACGTTGTTTCCACCCAGGCGTCTTGACAAACGGTTCCTTCACATCTATTCGTGAAGTTCTGTTGTCTGCTGCAAACGGTGGATCTGCTACAGTTCACGGTGTAAGCAAGCTTCTTTACCCCGTACTTCAGGCTACTAACCTTAACGGTGGTTCTGGAACACTCCAAATCACAGCTACAAACATCCTTGAAAAGCTGTTTGAAGGTTACACTGTTGTACGTAGCAAGGCTAAAGGCAATGCGAATACAATCGTTATGTCCTTTAAGCACCTTGGCAACGTTATGAAGGCTATCGAGACACAAAAAGGTCCATACTCTGTTACGAAGCAACCTTCTGCTTCTATCTACGGCTGGACTGAGATCGAAATCACTTCTGTTAAGGGTACATTGAAACTCGTCGGTATCGTTGAGATGGATGATGACGTCATCATGTACCTTGACATGAAGTCCATGACATTCCGTACTCGTGGTGGCTTCCGTAAGCGTAAGTCCCCGGAAGGACGGGAGTATTTCGAAAGCAGAGGAGTCAATGGCTATCAGTACGTAGTCGACATGTGCCTTTTTGGACAGCTCGAAGTTGCTGCCCCAGGACACAACGCAATCTTCTACGGCATCAACTACTAAGTTTTAAACATCGGGGGAGCGGCCTAGCTAGGACGGCTAGGTTTCTCCCCTCACAAATTTACAAAGGTGAACTATGTTTGAAGTATATGGTCAACTGATTCGCGCACAACTTCAGATATCAGCAACTGATTTAACACCCACTGCCACTGGACTTATATACTTCAACACGGCAACAAAAGTGGTCAAATGGTATGACGGTGTTTCAGCCTGGAAAACCGCTGTCGATACAGATACTCAGCAAACACTTTCCAACAAAACGTTGGTGGCTCCGGTTGTACAATCTGATCTGAACCTGTCAAACAATGCGTCAATAAAACTATTTGAAGCATCTGCAAACGGCACGCATAAGGTGACAATTGCCGCTCCGGCTCTTTTGCCTGCTGATTACAACTGGACTCTGCCTTCAGCTCAAGGCACAGCTGGTTCTTACTTAGAAAACAATGGCTCTGGTGGACTTAGCTGGACTCCAGCAACAGGCGTGGCTTTTGACCCTACAGCTCTTAGTGACGTCCTTGCAACAAAGCTAGGTTACAAGTCATATATACAAAATAATGCATATAATGGCGGTGTGGTTTTATCTGTAAATTCGACAATGGATGGACCTGCACAGAATGCAGAGTTTATCCCTTATCAAACACAAAGCGGAAGCTGGCGTCTCAAAGGAAATATTCCTTCAACAGTAAGGGGTGTATTCAATTCAACAATTGGCACAGCCGCGAATACAGTTGTTTACGATATAGTCCAACAATCGGATGGTAAAATTTTAGTTGGCGGAGCATTTACAACCTGGGCTGGAACGGCTGCAAGAAATAGGCTTGTAAGACTAAATGCTGATGGAACTTTGGATACTGCATTTCAAACAAATATCGGTACAGCGGCTAATAACGTTGTCACTTCAATATTAATACAATCAACTGGAAAGATTATTGTAACAGGGTCATTTACGACCTGGAATGGATTAACTAGAGCAGGGATTGTAAGGCTTAACTCAGACGGGACAGAGGATGCGGCTTTTTACACAAATTTCAGTGCTGGTGTAACAAGTTCATCACTTACAAAATCAGTTTTAACATCAACTGATAAAATAATTTTATACACAGCATATCAATCTAACGCAGGTACAATAAGTGTTGGCGGAACTTCTTATTGGTTTATCAGACTTAACTCTGATGGAAGTGTAGATAATACTTTTTTCAAAGGTTCTGTAGGTAACAACGTTACTGGTTTGCCAACATTAAACAATTTAAAACTTGATACTAGTGGCAATATATACATTAACGGCTCTTTTTCTCAAGTAACTACACAAGCGGGCACATTTGATCTTAATACTGTTAGCAATCAATATTGCGGTGTAGCAAAATTAGATCCAAATAATGCAAATATTGATTCAACTTTTAGAACAAATTGGTCAGCAAGCCCACTTTCATCTGGTGCAAATTTTGATACTAATAATCCTGCTGTTTATTCTTCAGGGATGTGCATTGATAACGCTAATTCTAAAATAGTTTTTTGGATAAATAATGGAATTTGGTCAGTAACAACATCAGGACTCAGCTTAAACGTTCATAGAAGTACAACTGGTAGTGTAGATGAAATTGTTTTGCAATCTGACGGAAAATATTTAATAGGCGGAGCTTTTACGATTCTAGGAGGAGCTTCGCAAAATAGACTTGCAAGATTAAATTCAAACTTACAAACAGATACGGCATTTTCAACAAATTTAGGAACTGGCATAGCTACGGTTGGTAACTCTGTTTTGAAAATCGCTGTAGTAAATTATTCTCCAGGCATTTTAGTCGGTGGTTTATTTACTGCTGTAAACGGAATAACTAAAAACAACATTGCAAAAATACTTACAACTGGAACTGTACAGCCAACAACCAACACAACAAATACGGATACCATCACTGGTGTTACATTTGTTGCTGTAGGTAATCAGGCTGTAACTGCTACTGTTGGAGCGGCGCAAGCAGTATATTCAGAGGCGGTAGCTTCTACAGGAAACGTAATAACTACTTCGTCCGCTGCGATCTCGACTGTTGGAAGCTCATTTGATGTTGAACTAAACTCTAAACCAACGTGGGCATATTAATGATCAAGGTTCTTATCTTCTTGCTTTGCGTCTCTTGCGTTAAGCGGGAGGGTAAGCCTTCAATTGTGCAACCATTAGTGGCACAAAAGGCAGAGCTTTATAAGTCACTACACAAAGGATGGGCACATCAAGGCGGGTGTGATTCTCTTGGATTTACCGCACTGTGTAAACTAGCTGGTGGGTGTCAAGATGTTGACATCTACAAGGCTGAAGGTGATCCTGGGCGCTGGTATCGTAATGAATCTAAACAATGCTACGACCTTGGAAAATCAAAGTCTGATATCTCTAAAGACATGTTTGTAATGCTTTGGCCTTATCTCTATGAGGCTGGCGACAAGCAAAACATCCGTGAGATTTATGACTACGGCAAAGCCAATGGATGGGTAATGGGAAGAGGCCCATTATCTAGAACATACTTAGTACCACCGATGGTCTTGTCACTTCAGCGAATGCTTGGTTTTGAGGTGTCTGTAAAATCAGATAACCACATTATCAAAAAAGCAGGTTACGAAAAACACCTAGACGCTATTGATTTGGTACTAAAATCCATGATTGGTGGCGGTTTAGATCAAGTGCAGTATGAGGAGATTAGAAAATATTCTGAGGCTAATCCACGGAATGCTTTATTTTCAGCCTTGTATCACAAGTATAAAGACGGCAATCAGCAGCAAACCATAGATATTTTGTTAGATGAAAGTCTATTTCCTTCTGACAGGCTTCCTACAGCATCAGATCGCTGTGAGGAGTATCTATGGCAGAGAGATTATAACGAGAAAGATTGGGGACCGTGTGATGGCGGACAGGTCCATGATGGTGTAGACTTACTTATCGCCGCTTGGGTTTCTGGACAAATATAGGAGAATTGAGATGAGTACGACATTAACCTACGGTTTTAAACTTCCACAAGATGGCGACCGCGGCAGTACGTGGTTCCCAGATTTGGCGTTTGACATCCAAAGGCTTAACGACCACAGCCATGACGGTCAGAACTCTGCGCCGATTAATAGCCTCAGCATAGCCAGCTCTACGCAAAACATTTTAGCAGCGTCTTGGGTGGCTACGTCTGACGGTATTTATCGCCAGCTGATTACTGTTCCAAACGGCAAGCTTTACGACAATTCAGTGATCATATTTCGCAACACAGCGACGAAGTCCCAGATGTTTCTTGGCGTAGAAAAAGTCAGCGCCACAACATATTATACATACATCAACGATAACACTGTGAACGTAACCGCTTACTACGTGAGTTAAAAATGGCACAGACATTAGAAATTGCGGACTTCTCAGGTGGCGTTACAGACTATTATCTCTATGCTCCGCCTAACAAGATGCGGCATTGCGATAATCTACTGATCAACCAATATCCTGAGCAGGGTAAACCTGTTACAAGGCCAGGCAGTGAGCTTTATAATTCTACCTATCCTAGAGTAAGCACAAACAACAGGATCAATACCTGCTTTAAGTATAAGGGTGTCTTGTTTGTTCAGTCCGGCAATACGCTTTACTACTACAGCCAGTCAACCGGCTGGACAATAGTGTTAGGCCCTACTGGAAACCCTGCTTTCATCTCAGCTGACTACGCAACTCAGTTTACCTATTCAAACTGGAACTATCACACGATTATCACCTACGACAAACTCGCGGGTGCTGGTGCTTCTAACAACTATCCAAAAAAGATTATCATAAACACGGTCGGCGTCCCGGAAGTGATGGAAGCTGGATTGCCTTCTATTTCTATCACAGGTGTTACTCTTACTGCTTCACATCCAGGCGTTCAAAAAAGCTACTTGTATAAGATCGTTTACCGCCAAAACTATACAGTCTTTGGTCCTATTACGTTTGAAGACAACGGCACACCGTCTGCGTCTAAGCAAGTAACAACCCAAGATGTTTTAGGCACAGCCGGTCATTCTATTACTTTAAATTCAATTCCTGTACTAAGTAACGGCGCTACATCAAACTTCAGAACTGGCGCTATCTATGTAGATGTCTATAGGACTGGAGAGTCTGGGACGGTTTTCTTCTACGTGGGAAGTGTTTTAAATGGCACGACCACATATGTTGACACGTTGCCTGATACAACCTTGTTCACAAGGAATCAGCTATACACAGAAGGCGGCGTCGTCTCTAATGACCGTCCTCCAAAGTGTAAGGTTGCCCACATTAAAAGCGATATTGGCTACTACGGTAATGTTGAGACTTCTACGAATGAAAGAATCAACTACCGTCTCCAGCAGTCTATTCCAGGTGACATAGATTCTTGCCCCGAGTCTTTCTATGTTGATCTTGATGATGAAATCGTAAGCATAAGCTCGACCAAAAGTAACGTCGTAGTCTTGTGTAAAAACGGCATCGTTTATAGGATTGACGGCGAGTTTGACGAGCTTGGTCGTGGCGGGATGTTGGCGGAAAGAATTAGCGACACAGCTGGATGTGTCAGCGCACAATCACCAGTACAAGCCATGGACGGCGTTTTCTGGTTAGGATTTGACGGCGCTTACTTCACAGACGGGTTTAGGGTTGTGAAGCTAAACGAGGACTTTGATAAGACCTATAAAACGTACATGACAAACGGTGGAGTACCTGACGAAACCAGGATGTCTCGTGTACAAGGCAAGTACGATAAAAGAAAGAATCGAGTCTGGTGGACAATACAAGGAGAAGGCGCTGACGAAGTTGATAGGTGCTACGTCCTTGACCTTAACTGGGGTATTAAGCAAAACGCTACGTTTACGACTGTTTCAGGAACAAGCTTTGCTCCTAGTGCCCTAGAGTTTGAGAACGGCAATCTAATACGCTGTGATAAGCGTGGTTACGTTCTAATTCACAGGGATAGCATCTATACGGACCCAGTTATCAACACGCTAGTGGCCCCGGCAAGCTGGAATCGCGAGACAATCATTTATAACCTTGAAAGCATTGCTTTTGACTTCGGAACATCTGCCACGAGAAAATTTGTCATACAAGCCAACGTCACCGCAGAATCCACGACTAACCTTAGCCTTCAGATCATCAGCAATAACGATGACAATAAGAGAATCAGCAATCTTTTGCCAATTAGATACCGTGGCAATATCACTTGGGGTGAGCCTGATATTTACTGGGGAGAGGCTGGATTGCCATGGAATCAGCAAGGCTTGATCCATGAGAAGCGTCTTATGCCAGCTCAGAACCTACGCTGTAACGTCAAATCTTTGCGGTTTACCAACGCCACAGTAGCGATTGTGAACTCTGACAGGATTGGCACTGCCGACATTGATCAAGTGGCTAAAACGGTTACCTTGAATCAAGCTGGAACATACGACTGGCCGACCAATAGTCTTGGGTATTTCATTGCGTTTGAACTGGATAATTTCACAGAAGAATTTGAGATAGTCACTAGAACAGACAATGTTTTGACGTTCTCAGATATCTTAAATCACAGCAGAACAAACGTAGGCCAGAAGTGGATTATTCGCGGCAAGCCTAAAGGCGAAGTCTTAAACCTCATAAACTACTCGATAGTTTACGAAGCAAGCGGCCCGACACTGCATCCATTTAGAACTGGCGAGAGTGGAGAGGTCGGAACATGACGTTTCCATACCTGTTTAAGAAAGAGATTGAAGACGAATTTTCGCAAGAAAACTTCAAAAGGCTTTCAGATTATGGGGAAAAAGATCCACTTTTTCGGTGTAATTTTCAATTTCTACAGATTGAAATACCTAAAGCTGTGACCAATTTTAGGTATCAACATAGCTTAGGTTTTCAGCCGCTTGATGTTATAATTATGCACAACAAAAACAATGTTTCTGTTACGCTTAATTACACTAAATTCGACGCTACAAACCTAGATATAACGGCATCTGGCGCTACCACTCTTCGGTTATTAGTAGGAAGGTACACATGAAATACTGGACCTTTGCAGAAATAAGAACAAAGATCCTGCGTGACTTAGACTTGGAAGGTGAGACATTTATCACCGATGCTGAGCTTCTTGGTTATGCCAATGAGGCTATTGACGAAGTAGAACGTCAGATCCTTACTCTATGCGAAGACTACTTTCTTAGTCGCGGAACATTGACTCTTGTTCCTGGCCAAGAAGAGTATGACATTCCTAGCGACATCTACGGGATGAAGATTAGAAAGATCATCTACCGAACTGGCACGCAGGTCTGGAATCTCCAGAGAATGCGTAACTGGAATAAGCTTTCCATTTATGAGACAGAGAAGTCTAACGCTACTGGTACGCAGCAATATGGATTCTTTATTCTCAATGCAGTCAGTGGACAAAAGCCTAAGATATTGCTTAGTCCAACGCCAACAGAGGCAGGCTCATACCTTCAAATCTGGTATCTCAGAAACGCTAACGAGCTAACTGGTGATACTTCTGTGTGTGATATACCAGAA